ATATTTTAAAGGCGATTTGCTTATTCCCAACTTGGATGAGCCAAATCCTGATGAAAACACCACTGCGGTGAATTTAGATGAGTTGATTGACAAGGTAGAGGAAGAAGTTTTGTCTTTCAGTTTTGGTGTCAAAATGTGGCTTGATTTCAAGGCTAAATACGAGGAGGACTCTACCAATCTGCCACAAAATTATAAGGACTTGCTACACGGCAAGACCTACACCAGTGAGACTAACGGCAGGGAGGAAACTTTGGTTTGGAAAGGTTTAATCCAAGAAAAACAAAAGGAGTCACTACTGGCATATATAGTCTATGTAGTCTATAATATGCACAATGTAACCCAAACTACGGCTTTTGGGCAAACGAAGATAGATACAAAAGTAGGCACCGCGGTAAGCATCTCTCCTAAAATGGTGAGGATATATAACGATTTCATTTATCAGTTATACGGAGAAGTAAGGAGTGATAGAAGTGGATTGACTTTGGAGGGAAACCCTTACTGGAATTTAGGCAGGGGGATAGACTACCGCGGTTTTAAGCCTACAAGTGGCTATGTTTCGCTCGTGAGGTATCTTTTGGATAATGTAGAGGACTATCCTCTGTTTGATGCTAATTATCTGAAATTCGGTGGAGAAATAACAAATGAATTTGGGCTATGATGATAAACCATAATTTACTGCTGTATAGCCTTTTTGAGGATGCCTTTAAAGTGAGTTTCAAAGGCAAAGAATATACGGCTAATTACGGAGAGGCTGACTTATTTGAGCTTTGGAAACTGCTCCAAAGCAAGAAACAGAAATACCCTGTAATTTGGCTACAAACAGGATACAGCGTAATTCACGATGTAAAGGGACAAAAGACCAAACTCAAAGGTATGAGGTTTTTCTTCATTACATTAGGTTCGGAACACGCCTTTTACAAGGATAGGTTTAAATCTACCTTTGAGGAAGTGCTACTGCCTTTACTCGGTTCTTTCTTGGATAAGATAAGAAAGACCAACGGAGTATCTTTTGAGGAGGACAGCTACTCGTTTGTTTCACTGCCTTTCAATGATATTTCAGAATTAGCGAGTAGAGAGAGGGACTACGGCAACAAGAGAGGAAGCCAAACGACCACCACGCCTGACATATGGGATGCGATAGTGCTGGATATCAGTCTGAATATAGACAATGAATGCGTAAATGTTAAACCATTTAAAATTTAAAAATTTATGTTAAAACAAAGCTTCTGCGGTTCAGCAGAGATGATAGCACGACTTGGAGGTGCATTTTGTGGAGAGAAATTGGTTACAGGGTTTGCACTTCTTGACAGAAGAGTGGAAATAGACCCTGCGACTTTCAACAAGACAGCATTGGATAAGATTATCCAAGAAGATAAATTCATTGGTAAGATATCTTTCTTCAATGTGGAAGATAACGACCAAGAGGCAGATTACAACACATCTGTAAGAAAAGAGAGAAGCCGTTCAATCCCTGGGACAAAAGGATACAGATTTACTTTTGATAAAGGTTCTTCGTTCCAAAATGAATTGGCAAAATTGGACAACAGCGACAATTACAGCTTTGTGCCAATCTTTGAAGATGGTTCTGCACTTTTTGCAATTAAAGCAAACGGAAAGCTTATGGGCTTTGCTTGTAAATTGTTCGTAGGAGTTAAGAAACTAAAAACTACTTCGGAGGTATCAGGTTCTACTTTGGAGGTGGACATCTTACCTGATGCTATGATTTATTGGCAAAAATCTGAAAATGTGTTTGAAAGTGATGAGTTTTCATTCAACGAGATTAACCCAATCATTAAGTTGGCAGTTTCTACTGGTGTGCTTACAAACACGGCTACAACTACCAAAGTGAAAGTAACAGAGGCATTCTCTAATGCTAATGTAACAGGGCTTACTGATGCTGCAAAATGGAAGATAGAGGAAGATGGAGTGATTAGTAACATTACGAATGTTGCCTACGATGCATCAGCGCAAGAATACACTCTTACTCACTCGGCTCTTGCTACTGGTAAGAAAGTAAGATTTATCACTTCCGATAATGGATTGAGAGTAATCAGCCTTGATACGAACTACTACACAGGGGAAAGTGAACTTAAATCCGTAGTATAATGGAGTTAAAGATTGGGGCTTATACTTTTGGAAATATGGAAAATTTCAAAAGTAAGAAAGAAGCCAAGGAATACATCTTGGGGATATACCCTACTCTTAACGAGGAAGCTGTAGAGAAAAGCTTGAAACCTTTATTTAGAAATGAGCGAGAAACTAATCAATCCAATAACATTGCTGAAGCGCATTCAGGCAGCGAAAAGAGCGTTGCCGGAGATAATGCGAACGACAATGGAAAAAAGGAAAAAGGAGCTGGTAAATCTAAATAAGGAAAACCTTATGCAGGGGAAAGATAGCGAGGGCAATGATATGCCACGCTATCAAAACCCTGAATATGCACATTTCAAAACCTCTATTAACCCAAACAATAGAGGTTTTTGGGATTTGCGAGTGACTGGGCAGTATCAAAGCTTTGTAGATGTTATCATACATCCAGCGGTTATTTTCTTCAAGAATGATTTGCAGAATGAAAAAGCTCAATGGCTGCACAGCAAACTTGGAAAGAGCCATTTGGGGGTAACCGAGGAGCAGGGCTATCAGTTTCAGCTGGATAATAAGCCAGAAATAAGAAAAAAGATATTAGATATTATAAACAATGGCGTGTAACTGCAGCAAACCAATAACCAAGAGCGAGTGTGCTATGCTTCGTGAGTTTAATGAAGATGGGCGCTTGTTTATCTACCATATCTTTGATGATAAAGGTCTTGTGGTGGCTTATGTGCCAAAGGGCGAAAACCCTAACGATATAGCCCACGAGCGAGGCTTTTATAACGAAAAAGGAGAATTAGAATGGTATCTAACCTCCGAGCATCCCTGCTTATGGGAATAAAAAAACACCTAATTAAAGGTGTTTTATTTTTTATCTTCTTTTGGTGCAGTAGTAGGTAAATATAGAATTAAGACCATTTGCATCTTGTCTCATCATTCCTATTTCTACATATTGTGAGCCTCTGTATTCAGTCTTTTGGATATAAAATAAAAGTTTTTTACTATTTCTTCCTGCATATGGAAATCTATCATGAATATCAGGGAAAAACTCTTCGTGTTCGCCGTTTTCATCTGTCCAATATACGATATTTCCTTCTCTCAATTCTAACTTGTATTTATTAGCAGGAACTGACTCTTTGTAGCCTGTAGAGTTGTTTTTATAATGAACTATATAAGAGCCTTTTATTTCTTCTGTGAAAGGAACTCCTATTATTCTTGGTTGTTCTTGTGGTGTTTCATCTGAATTTCTGCTACACGAAACGATTGAAAACATGCTGAATACAGCAATAAATAAGGTAAATATTCTATTCATTTTTAATGGTTTTTTATTTCAATGCAAGATAACAAAAAGTTAGGAATAAATGCCTATGTTTCATTGTTTTTTTATCTTATTTTTATTTAGTCTAAATAAATATAATATTGTATTTTTGAAGAAATTAAAGTAAATGCAATTATTCTGGTATCACAGCCCTGTTCGGTTCTATAAAACTCTTGAAGAGTTGCAAGATATGACCAATCCACAGAATACACAATATTTTGGGGAGAGAAATCCATATCCGTTGGAATTAAGCGTAAAACATCGGTTTGTCTTGCCTATGTACGGCAACACGATAACAGCAGGAGAACACAAGGTTTTTTTGGTTAGTGGAACAAACAGAACAGAATTAGAGAGTTCGGTTTTTGAAAAGGAAGGCTACCTGAAATATGTAACCTTTCAGTCTGATAAGCCTTTGACTGGCAGACTGGAAATAGTGGATATTATCACTGGAAGAACGGAATACTACTCTAATTGTGTGTGGTTTTTGGACTCCACCGATGCGCAAGGGCGAAAGTTTATAAGAGTGGCGACAAAGCACTCTTACAACAGAAATTTGTTTGAATTTGATGAAGAAGGAGCGTGGATTGTGACCAATCTGCCGGCATACTGCCTTGGCGATATACGAGTGGAGGCGGAGATTTCCAACAACAGAATAGGCGGCAATTCTACGCTGAAAGTCAAAGACAGTTACATCGATGAAGTGGTAAGTTATGAGTTTATAAGCGGTGGCGATGGCAATATCTTGAATTTCATTCAGGTTCACGCTACCAACAACCAATTTTTCATCGACGGCACACAAAGAACGGCTTTGGAAAAGATAGACCGCTCGGACTTTGCAATGAGTGGGAAAATGTCCTTTACCAATGTCAAAGATGCTGGTGGACTGAATGTTCTGCTAAATGAGTATGAAATATTTTCTAAATAAAACACGATGAGAAACGAGATAACGCAAGTAGATATAGAGAAGGTAAGGCGAGAAACATCCACAGGAGGGAATACTTGTCAAAGGATTGCTTCTATATATACACAGCTGAACGACAGCAAGGTGGAAAACAGCGAACTTACAGAGAAACTAAACTTAAAAGTTGATTTAACAGCTGAAAACCTTACACCTCAACAGGTGGAGGCTTGGAATACCAAGTTAAAAACGCTTCCTGATGCTCCGAGTGATAATAAGCAGTACGCTCGTAAGAATGGAGCGTGGGAGGAAGTGGTAGCCACAGGAGGAGGTGGAGGAAATGTCACACTTCCTGACAATATCGCCACGATTGATAAGAACGGCGAAGTAGGTAACGCCTACGCAAAGGCTACGGAAACGATTACTAATACCGATGCTAACTACAAATATGTAGTGATAACCAACGATGCAGGAGGAACGAAGAAAATGCAAGCCAATGGACTTGGCAGCAATGTATCCAATAGTTCACTCACTTCGGTAAATGGTGCTGGGCTTACCCTTGGGGCGAATTGGTTCATCGATACAGCAGGCTACTACTACTCTATCAAAGGACTTACTGATAAGTCGGCCGACAATAGTTTTGACAGATTTCTTGTACAGGATGCTGATGGTAAGGTGGAGCAGTTCCTGCTCAATAAGTTGTTCAGCAAGGCTTACGACTTGGAAGACAAGGTAAACGACAAAGCGTTCAATGGTTATCTAATGTATAACCCTTCAACAAAACAGATAGGGTTTTCAGACACAGCAAAAGTTTCTACTACATTCAATGTCCCTGCAACTATTAATGTGAATGTAAAGAATGTTTTGTCTAATATCAATGCCACAGCACCAGCGAATAATCAATATTCCCAAGACATAAAAAACACCATAGAAAAGATAAAACAACTTGAAAACATAGGCTTTACCACTGTTCCTGCATCTGACTTGGTTGTAAGAACATTGGACAGAAGTAAGTTTCCACAGGCGCTGATAACCAAGAACTATCAACTACCTACGCCTTTCATTTTGAGCGATGGAACAATCGCAGGAATTAGGTCTAATGTGTTTCCTGCAGATTTCAGGAATAATGTTTATATGGCGGCGCATGAGGGCGAGGCGCTTTATTCAGTAGGAATAAACAAGGAATTACCTACGGACAGAAACTGGGTTTTTAAATTCAGGGCTTACAATAGTCCTCAATTATTTCGTGATGACAGGTCAATAGGAGCTATCCATTTCTCTGACACTCTTGACACATCACCAAGGTATGACTTATCTAATGATTTGATAATGAAAAACAAATGGGAAAGAGATACCGTGGTCGCAAACAGCAGAGTATCAATAAACACTATTATTAACGAAGTAGATGGCTTTGCTGATGTTTATCTAATAAAAGAAGGAGGTTTGATAACGCTTTTTGCCCTAATGAAAAACACAGGCGCAATGCAGATGACTACATTCACAGCGCAAAGCACGGATAAATATATCCATTTTGTAACGCTGTTTTCAAGTCTATATCTGCTTAATTTTGTGATAAAAGACATAAGCTATAACATTCAATAAAATAAAACAATACAATATGAACGAAAACTTAATAATACCGAAGCAGGTGCGGGGGATTTTAGATGAAGTAGAGAAAACACCGCTTTATCTTGCAGAATTACCAATGGAAGCGCATCCGAAACTTCCTCAATTTAACCGATTTATCCGAGTGATTAACTTGGATGCAAAGAGCGAACACGAATTTGTAATGTTCGGATATAAGCAGGTTTTAAAGGATAAGGATACAGGCGAGGAAATCAATATCCAACTGCCTACACCTGAATGGGTGGTTTACAAGGACACTTGGAGTTATCTACGAGGAACAAAGAACGAGCTTATCAGTGTTCCTGTGAAAGATGAAGAGGGTAAGCCTTCGGCAGAAACACAGCCTGTAAAGGTCAGCAGTTACAAGTATATGCTGTGGCTGATGAAGAATAACAGAGCCACGCTATTGCAGTTAATCCAAGGATATCTGGCTGATTTTGTGAGAACGAAAAATGAGGAATTAGATAAGTTATGAAAGGTATAGGAAAGTTTATAGGTGGGCTGTTTCTGTTCCTATTGGCGTGGGCGCTGTTTCTTCCTTTGTCGTTACTGAATTTCTTGGCTGTGGCTTTCAAATTCAAGGATTTAGGCTACTTTAAGAGTTCAGCAGTCAATCTGGACAGGTTCGGAAACTCTGAGTTCCGAACTCTTTTCAACTTGACTTTAAAGAAAAAAGAAGGCTACGAGTTTGGAAATTTTGAAGAAACGATAAGTTCAGTTTTGGGCAAAAACCAAAGGGACAATACGCTGTCAAGAGCAGGAAAAGTTTTAGTATGTATTTTAGACCTGATAGAAAAAGAACATTGTAAAAAAAGTATTAAAGAATTTAAATGATGATGAATATTAGAGAGTTTATATTGAACAACTTGGTGTTGCTGTATAGAGGTGGATTTTTTGTGAAGATAAATGCTTCGTTCAAATTGTGTATGCTTCCTGCGGTGGCAGTCTCGGTGTTTGAGTATTTTTCAGGGCTTTACACCACAGACTTGTCTTTCCTCTATGGCGTGTTATTCGTGCTGATGATAGACCATGTTCTTGGGACTTACCTGCATTACTTCGTAGATAAGGATTTCACTTTTAAGGCTAATCTTTTAGGGCTGTTGAAGAAACTAACAGTTATTCTATCAGGGTATTCCATGCTGTTAATCATGCACGATGCACTGGATGAAGTGGAGTTCTTGGATGTTTATTTCAAAGTGATGATAAAATTGATGGTTTTGCTTTATCCTTTGAGTTCGGCTTTGGTTAATATGTCCAAGGTGACAAATGGAGCATTCCCTCCGAGTGGGCTTTTGAAGAAGATAAAGAATTTTGAGAAGACTGGCGATTTGGAAAGTTTAAAGGAAAAAACAGAAAGTGATGAAAACGAGAACTTTAAAGAATAGCACTCCCTTATTGGGGTTTGCTATGTTTTTGTTGTTGTTGGGATGTGGAGCGAGGAAAGTAAGAAAACACGAGGAAAAAGAAGAGCATAAGACCGAAATCAAAGAATCGGTAAAGAAAGACTCTGTTTCGGAAACGAAGGCCGAGGAAACCGCTAATATCAAAACACTTACGAAGTCTTTGGATTTTGCGATAAAACCAATCGGCAGTGAGCCTGTGCAGTTTAGATTCCTATACAACGGCAATGTTGTAGAGGGAAGCGCTAACGGAGAAGTCTATTTCAAGGACAAAAAACAAGCAAAAGACTCTGTGGTAAAGATAATAGAGCAAGTAAGAGTAGAAGTAGAAAAACAGGAGCAGAAACAAACGAAAGAACAGCACAAACAGACAAAGGAAGAGAAACAATCAGAACGAGCAGAAAGTTGGATAGTATATTTAATTCTGATTATTGTGGGAATGTTCCTCTGGGAGAGATTGGATAAGTTAATTGATAAATTTAAATGATATGGCGGATATAAGAAGTTTGAGACCATTTATTTTAAAATGGGAAGGAGGATTGTCAAGAGACACGAAAGACACTGCAAGTAAGGTAAAATGTCCTACGCCTTATAAAGGAAAGACAGGCTACCACACGAATAAGGGCATAACTTATGCTGTGTGGCATTCGGTGTTTGGTTCGGATAAGGATATGCGGTTTTTGGAGATGAACGATGCGGATTGGGATATAGTAATAA